CACTCGATGATGGCGCGATCCAGCCAGCCCACTTTGTCCACAAGCGTATACCCGCCACCCAGCGCAGCAACGCTGGCAGCAACAGCCCCGATGGCTTTGCTTACATCCATCACCACACCACGGCGAGTAGAAGACATGCAGCAAGGCCCGAGATGGCTAACACTAGGGCAAGCGCCGCTACGTCCTTATCGTCCTCTCTCACGCCTGACTCCACGGAGGGGGAAGGTTAACAACCACGGGGTGCTTCTGAAGTTCAATCTGCTGGAGAACAGCCGCCTCAGTGGCGTCCTTATCCACGCCATTCGCCCAAAGCCAACCCAAGACCTGATCCTTGGTCAACTGATCGTAGGGCGTGAAATCCGCAGCATCCGGCGCAGGTAGAGCGCAGGAGGAGTACACAGACCCGGAGTAGGTCTTGTCACCGTCTACCTCGGTGGCAGAACACCGCCAATGGGCTACGATGACAACATCCGAGAGATCGCCTTCTTGCACACGGCATTCCATGCTTGATACCTGCCAATCCATGATTTACTCCTCTACAAATTCTTTGACCGCATCAAGGCCAAAATGGTCGTTGACAAAACGGAGCAGGCGCTCCACATCAATCCGCAGGACTTTACCTGACGGGGTATGTTTGGACTTGAAGATCCACTCGTTGGTTTCAGAATCGTGCGGAGAGAACAGCGTAGCGTTACCCGCTGCGTCCATCACATACGCTTCGCCGCTAGAGGAGTAGAGCGAGATGCCGTTGGCAAGCGTGCCGACAGGGGCCGTGCCGTTGAAGATTTGCAGTGCATTGGTGCCGACCGTGGTGGCTCGATTTGCTGTGCCTCCAATTAAGACGTTGCCAGAGGAGTCGATACGCATGCGTTCTGTGAGAGAGCCGCCAGAGCGGGTTGTGAACGTCAATGCTGACGCAAGGCTGGCGTCTGTTACATTTGTGAAGATGCTGTCAATGTATGCAGATGCTCGGAGTGCGCCAGTAGAGCTTTCTTGGTTGAAGGATATTCCAGACCCGATACCATCTGCGGCAGTACCCGTGGTTGTGTGGCTTAACGCAAGGGCGCGAGTAACCGCATTGGTCGTTGCGTCATCAACCAGAGATTCCAATCTCGCCCCCGGCGAACTCGTCCCAATCCCGAGGTTGCCGGAGGAGTCGAGACGCATGCGTTCTGTGGGCGAGCTTGCCCCGTCAGCTGTAGTAGAGAATACTAAACGACCTGGCATATCACCTGAACCTGGAGTTCCATCTACAGCACCAGTAATAAACGCACCAGCTCTATATGCAGCTCCGTCATATCCTCTAAATGCTACTGTTCCTAATTCATCACCTGAAGCAACTATAGCGTTTGAACCAACACTTGCTCCTCTGTTCTTGTATAAGGACAACGCAGGCCCGTTTGCGTTATTTGCAAACCTATATCCTTCAAATGGGTCTACGCTTGAACTAGCACTCTGAATTTGAGCTGTACCTAGTGCTGATGTAGCTCCTACTAACAACCTGCCACTAGCATCCAGCGTGAGCGCCTGCGTGAAGGTAATAGCGTTGCCTGCTGTGCCGGAGGGGGCGGTGAAGAATTTTATCGACCCGTCTGTTTCTAAGCTCAGCGCAGAGGCAGCACCCGTTTGGATGTATTTACTTGTGCCATCATTAAAGTAGTTTTGTGCAATGGCAGTGCCACCTGTTCCGTACGCGACAGCGCCGCGTGCGCCGACTTGAATTGCTTTTAAGTTACTGCCCCACGCACTCGGCGCAACCCCCAGACCGAGGTTGCCTGCGGAGTCGAGACGCATGGCTTCAACTGCATCGGCAGAGCTTGTGCCACTATTATGAATAAAGAAGGTAAGTCCTACGGTATCTGCATCAGAAGAGCCTTGAACCGCTGCAATTGCGGCTCTACCTACTGCACCAGCACCAAAAGAAAGCGCCCCGCCAAATGCGCCTGAAGCCCCCGCTGTGGCTTGGATGTCAATGCCGTAAACAGCACGGCCGGAGTTCTGCACAACATAAGGGTTTGCACCTCCTTCAACTTGCAGCTTCGCGTCCGGCGAACTCGTCCCAATACCTACGTTGCCATCACTACCCTGCACAAACAACGCATGGGTGTTAGTGTCAGACTCGACGCGGAAGTCGTAGTCGTTGCCGGGGTCGTTGAAGACGGCTTCTCCAGCCGCGAGTTGGAAACGCTCAACAGGGGTTGTTGTTGCAGCAGGCGTCGTACTGAAAACAATACGCCCCGGAGCACTAGTGGCACTCCATGTTCCTGCGCCAATGAATTGAATTGAAGCCCCATCAGCAGTAAGCGTTGGTATTTCGCCTGTTCCAGCAATCGTACCTAATGATGTCGATGAACCAATTGAAGAGGCAACCCTTTCGATAGAAAAAGTCTGTCCACTTGTTCCGCTAACCTGTAATCTGTAATCAGGCGAAGTCGTCCCAATACCTACGTTACCGGAGGAGTCGATACGCATGCGCTCAATGGCAGCAGTCGAAAACGACAATGAATCTGTGGATGCGAGGCGTGCCCCTCCATCGTTTCCGTTTGACGCATAGGTTGATACAACAAGACCCTTTGCAGATTGACCGCCAGTAAACTTGGCAACATTGCTGTTATTGGTTCCAGAAAAAACATCTAGCTTATACCCCGGCGTACTCGTCCCAATACCAACAGCATCCGCACTAGCATCAGCAAAGATTAGGTTTGCATCCGTATCACCCTCTACACGGAAGTCGACATCAGCACCGTTCTCGTTGAACACAGCACCACCGTTAGCCGTGAGTGCTGTAGAGACTGTGACAGCCCCGGTAGAGTCCGTCAGGACGATAGCAGCAGTACCATCCTTGGCCTTGACGTTCGTGACCTCTATGTTTGTAGTGTCGATGGTGGTTGAATTGAACGTAGCAGCCGTGACCGTTCCATTCATCGTGATCGTGGTTCCATTTGCGGAACCAATTGTCATCGTCGTCGTGGAAGTCGCTACACCCTCGGTGCCAATGTTGATGGTCTTAGTCGCGCCGCTCTCAGTGGCTCCCGAGCCAATATTCAGCGTATGCGCTTTAGTCGAAGCATCTAGCGTGATCGCGCCAGTAGCCGCAGTCCCACCAGCCGTCCACGTTCCCGTAGTCTGAGAAGCACCAAGAGAGATATTCTGGGTTGTGGCCGAAAAGGTGACAGCATCCGTGGCGGTCAACGTACCATTAAGCGTAGTCGCCGTACCATTAGTGGACCCAATCGTGATGGTCGTGGTAGAGCCGGAGACGCCTCCGGTGGCAATATTGACCGTCTTGGTGGCGGCGTTTTCCGTTGCGCCAGAACCTACGTTAAGCGTGTGAGTCTTAGTGGACTGGTCAACGGTGATAGTCCCCGTCGCAGCAGTGCCGCCAGCGGTGAGCGTTCCAGTCGTTTGAGACGTGCCAAGGGCAATGTTCCCGGTCGCCGTCGAAAGCGTGAAGGCCGTGGACACCCCCACCGCCCCTGTCGAATCCGTGATCGTGACTGCGGCCGTGCCGTCATTGGCCTTGACATTCGTGACCTGGACGTTAGTCGCCGTCACCAGTGGTGACAGCACCGACGTCCCAAAATAGCCCGTGCGCGGGCGAGTTGCACCACTCGCACCGATGTCGAACGAGTTATCGGTGAAAAGCACATTGCTGTTCACCGTCCCAGGCACCGTGATCAAATCGGCCGCAGCATCGCCCAAGGCCACCGCACCGTTCAAAGTCGTCGCACCGGACGCGGTCAGCGTCGTAAACGCCCCAGTGGACGCGGATGCCGCACCCACCGTCGTCCCATCAATCGCCCCGCCGTTGATGTCCACGAAGTCAAACATCTGGATGACGTTCGTGCCGTCCACGTACAAGTGCGCCTTGCGACCGTTCGGGACCGTGATACCCGTGCCGCCAGAGGTCTTGACGGTAATGCTCTGGGAACCCGTCGTGTTGTTCTGGACGATGTACTGCTTCTGGATGGTAGGCACCACCAGCTCTCGGGTGGCCGTCAAACTCACCGACGACGTCACGTTCAGCACCAGCGCACGAGCAGCCTGGGCCGCGTTCGTGTCCGTGTACGTCAAAGTAAGATTGGCATCCGAAGCAAAACTGGGATTGCCATAACCTACGATGGCCTGCTCAAGCGCCGTTCCAAGGTTGGTGTTGGTGATCGTGCCCCACGTCCCAGAGTTCTCTCCGGTCGCTTGCAGCTCGATCTTTAGATTCGTGGAGTAGGTGCTTGCCATGCTCGTTTCCTTTACGTTGTGATCTGCGTCCAGACCACCGTATTGCCGTCAACGACAGCCGCCCAGCCCGGAGACTGTGCACTGCCAACATTCTGCCACCCAGGCGTCTGACTGTCATCCACCGCAGCCCACCCAGGCGTCTGTGAATCGCTAACCCCTTGCCAGTTTGGCGTCTGATCATCATTGATCACGCTCCAAACCAACACCGGCGTCAAAAGCGCCGTGGCCGATACGCCCGTTACCAACACATCCGCGTTCGCGGCTACCGCTACACTGCCCACGGACCCCGTGGCCTGCAAGCCTGTGACCGTGACGTTGCCCTGACCACTGATTGTGACCGTGCCCACGGCTCCGGCGGCAGCGACGCCCGTCACCAACACATCTGCATTGGCCGTCGTCGCAACAGATCCTACAAAGCCCGTCGCAGATACGCCCGTCACCAACACATCGGCATTGGCCGCAACCGTCACGCTGCCCACAGCGCCAGTTGCGGCCACGCCCGTCAAAAGAATATTCGCGTCGCCAGTTACCGCAACCGTGCCCACGGCCCCAGTGGCTGACACGCCGATAACTACGACATCCGCATTCGCTGTGACCGTAACCTGACCCAGCAAGGCGCTCGCAGAGACGCCTACCAGGGTGACATTTGCATCACCCGTCGTTGCAACCGATCCGACCTCGCCCGTGCCAGTGGGAAGAGCCGCAAGGCTCTCGCCCCACGGATCGTCACCCCAGCCTACGCCGGAAGCATTCCACCCTTGGAACGCAACGGTTGCATCAGCCACCTACACTCCTTAGGCAATCCGAATGATCGCACTGGTCGAGTCGGCAGTGGGGAAGATGATCGTGAACGTGCCGTTGGTCGAGGTCTTCGCCCCGCCAAAGTCCAGAATACAGACCGACGGGTCGCCCGCCGCCGAGTCGTTGTAGATCATCGCGCCAAAGGCCGTGATCGTCGCGCTCGTAAACGACAGGTCCGCGAAGTCCGTGAAGGCAGTCGTCCCCGAGCTCGTGGGCGTCACGTTGGTCAACGTGCCACCGCCTGCTGAGTACGTGCCTGAGGCGCTGACCTCGCCCGAGGCCGTGTACGCCGTGGTCGCAGCAGTAAACGACGGCGTGTTGTCGTAAAGCGCCAGCTTAAAGGTGTTGCCCGTGCTCGTCGTAAAGTTGTGCACCGCCTGCATTAGCTCGACCTTGAAGCTGGTGCACATGAAATTGCCCGAGAACGCCATAGCTACTCTCCTAACAGATGGACCAGCTCAGGATGCCCTGCCTCATGAAGGCGCTGCGCAATCGTTGCTCGGTCTTGCTCAACAGCTTCCTTCAAATAGAAGGAAACCACGTGTTTAACCGCCTCTTTGAAGGCTCGTGCCTGCGCCTGTACCACCGGGTGCGACTGATCCCCGACGTAAATGATCTTGTCGGCCGCGCGCTGCGCCAGCTCGTCCACAGACCATCCGCGCGCCTGCGTGGTGGCGACCTGCACTCCACCTACCATCACGGGAGAAGATACGCTGATCATGGCCCAGGAGACTCCGACTTGACGGGAATACGTATCATGCCATCACGGTACTCATCGCGACGACGACGGCCCTGCTGCTCGATGCCCAAGCCCTGCAACGCTTCTTTGTACGCGCCCTTAAAGTAGTTCAACATCTCTCCAGGGCCCTTGGTGTAGCTGTAGGCCTGAATTAGACACGCATACAGAAGCGCTTCCGGCGCGTTCGTGCTCACCCAGGTCGTCGTATTCGTCGAAGAGAGCTGCGGCGGCCGGTAAATGTAGCCAAGCTCGGCCGTGTAGCCAGAGTTGGGCGTCGGCGCAACGTAGAACGTGTTCTGATCCCACACCGAGTAATACTTTGGGACGCCCGTGGCCGACCCATCCGGCCAATACTCCTTCATGAACGACGTGTCGCGGAAATCCAAGAACACTTGGTCCCCGCTAACCGTGATCATCAAATACCGATGCGTCAGGATGTCGGTGGGCGCGGTCAGGAATTTGTTGCCCTGCGTCAAATTCCCCGAGACTTCTTGCTTGAACACGTCCAAATCGATCTCACGAAGGATTTGGTTCTCCGCCATCGTGATGAACGTGTTAATCACCGAATTCGTGAAGACGTTGCTCCCCACCTCGGTGTAGTTGCGAATGTTGGTGACAAGCTCATCGTAGGTCATGACGTGCTCACTGTGACAGACCCGACGGAACCCAAGGCAATGAGCGCTTGGCCCTGCACATACGGCCGCATGTCGTTGGTGCCTCGCGCACTACCATAGCTCTGAAAAGCGGTGAAGCCGGGAGCTCCAACAAAAACAGAGACCGGTTCGATCCGATCAGGCCTCGGATCGCGCAGCGCAATCGCATCACCTCGATAGCGCAACGGCTCGAGCTGCGGCTCTTTAGGCTCATAGTCGTCTGGGCAGACCATGTAGCCTTCCCAGTTCTTGCGCAAGACATTGTACGGATACCGCTGCCCGCAGAAGTCGCAGAGCGCAAGCGCGTATTTGCCAGTTGCATACGCCACTTCACACCCCTAGATCGGGCACAAACTGCACGCTGGCAGTGTCCCGATCTTCCAAAGCGGCTCGCTGAAAGTCCTCTTCGTAAATCGCCTTGAGCGCCGCTGACCGATCAGGAGCAAACTTGAGCGACAGGTAGTAGGCAAGGCCCGACGCCAAACAAGGCAAGAACCTGAAGTTCACGTCCGCCGTGTTCGTGTAATCCCCCGCATCCTGGATGCGACGGATGCGGTAGTACACGAAGGTGTAGTTCTGATCCGCTGCGGGATAGAA